GGGGTGGTGGACATCCTCAAGGGGGCGGGCTTCAAGATCACGGAGGTGAAGACCGGCGGCGGTGCGGAGGATAAGGACATGTATGCCAACCACCGGACGGAGATGTGGGGGCGCATGCGGGATTGGTTGTCCGGCGCGACCCTGCCAAATCAGACCATGTTGATCGAAGACTTGTGCGCGCCGATGTACGACTTCACGCTGAAGGGGCAGTTGAAGTTGGAGCCGAAAGAGAAGATGAAGAAGCGCGGGCACGCCTCGCCTGACTACGGGGACGCGCTGGCGTTGACGTTCTCCAAGACGATCAGCCGCCGCGACACCCGGTCGTCCCGGCAACTGAAGCGAAAGAGGGTTGCCAAGGACGTGGAGTACGCGCTATTTGACTGATATTCCTCCCTGGATACAGACAGGTTTCACAGGCATGACCTGTTTGGGCTCCCCGGCTTGCGCCGGGGAGTTTCCCTGTGTTAGCTTGAGTCGTTGTAATATCTGATAGGAGAAAGAGCATGGGTGGTTTATTTGGTGGCTCGAAGACCCCTGCGCCGATTCCGCCGCCCGCTCCCCCCTCGCGTTCGGACGCGGAGGTCCGGGCTGCCGCGTTAGCCGCGCGGCTGCGGAGAAGTGGGGCGACGGGTCGGACGGAGACGGTATTGGCGATGGGCGCGGATGAAGAGAACAAGACCGCCAAGCAATTGTTGGGCGCAGCGTAGATGACCTTGTCAGGAGATTGACCGTGAGTGACCTCGCCGCGCAGATCATCAAGCGTTTTGGACAGTTGGAGAGTGAGCGGGGAACCTGGGAGGCCCACTGGGCAGAGATTGCCGACCGGGTTCTGCCACGGTACTCCGACACCTTCTACTCATCGACATCCGAGCAGACCAAAGGCGAGAAACGCACAGAGAAGATGCTCGACAGCACGGCGGGGCTGGCGCTTGAGCGTTTTGCCGCTGCGATGGAGAGTATGCTGACGCCGCGAACGCAACGCTGGCACAGGTTGAAACCATCCGACGAGTCGTTGGCGCGTGACCGTGATGTCAAGTTGTGGTTCGAGGGCGCGACCAACGAACTGTTTAAACAACGCTACGCGACCAAGGCGAACTACGCCAGCCAACAGCATGAGGTCTACATGGGCCTGGGTGCGTTCGGCACGGGCATCATGTTCACGGACTTCCATGATCAGGGTGGCTTGAGATATCAGGCGACCAACCTCAAGGAGATTCTCTTTGAGATGAACCACCAGGGAATTGTCGATACGTCCTACCGGAAGTACTCGCTGACGGCGCGGCAGATGATACAGCGTGTCGAGGCTGGGCGTTGGGACAGCGTACCGGACGATGTCAAGAAGGCGACAGACAAGACCCCCGACAAGCGTTTCGAGATTATCCATTGTATTCGCCCGCGCATCGAGGTCGAGCCTGGACGGCTGGACGCCCGTGGCAAGCCGTGGGCGTCCTACTATATCGCGGTCCAAGGCCAGCATGTGTTGAGCCAGGGCGGGTTCGATACTTTTCCATATCAGATCAGCCGGTATGTTACGGGGCCGGGGGAGAAGTACGGGCGGTCCCCGGCGATGTTCGTGTTGCCAAGTATCAAGGTCTTGAACGAGCAGAAGAAGACGATGCTGACGCAAGGTCATCGTGCCGTGTCCCCCGTTCTCCTGTCGCATGACGATGGCATCCTCGACACGTTCAGTATGGCCCCCGGCGCGATGAACCCAGGCGGTGTTACCGCCGAGGGGCGACCCCTCGTCCATGCTCTCCCCGTAGGCAATCTGGCGGCGGGGCAGGAGTTGATGGACATGGAGCGGCAGATAATAAACGACGGGTTCTTGGTTTCGTTATTCCAGATTTTAGTCGATACGCCGACGATGACGGCGACCGAGGTGCTGGAGCGCGCCCGCGAGAAAGGTGCGTTGCTCTCTCCGACGATGGGCCGTCAGCAGTCCGAGATGCTGGGGCCGATGATCGAGCGGGAGGTTGACGTTCTGTTGAAACAGGGTCTGCTCCCGCCCATGCCTGATATCCTCATCGAGGCACAGGGGGAGTTCGAGGTTGTATATGACAGCCCGCTATCCCGGTCCCAGCGGGCCGAGGAAGCGTCGGGCTGGCTCCGCACGCTGGAAGCCGCGATAGCGTATGCCAACACCACGCAAGACCTGTCGGTCCTCGACCAGTTTGACTCCGATGTCATCTACCAGCAGCTTGCGGAGATCAACGCCGTGCCAGCGTCGTGGATGCGTGCGCCCGCAGCCGTTCAGGAGATACGCGAGGCTCGCGCGCAACAGCAACAGGTGCAGCAGATGGTAGAGGCCGCGCCCGCCGCCGCTGGGGTGATGAAGGCTTTGAGCTAGTGGCGGTCGTGCATCTAACGGAACAGGTTAGAGACTTTCTTGTCAATCGTGGGCAAGCCTACCGCAAGACTTTCAAGACAATATATGGTGAACGGGTCTTGACCGATCTGGCGCGTTTTTGTCGAGCGAACGAGAGTACGTTCGCACCAGACTCACGGGCTGAAGGAATTTTACAAGGACGACGCGAGGTGTGGCTCCGCATATCAAGACACCTCAACCTGTCCGAAGATGAACTTCAGGTTTATTTTAACCCAACGGGAGAGTGATATGCCCAAGAACAACCCTGGGGCTTATGCCAGGAAGTGCGGTGCTAAAATACCTAAACCCAGCACCAAGCGGCAACCGCTCCGTCGTGCTACAGCAAGGAAGAAATAGGAAACCATTATGGCTGAAGGAACTGGGTCCGTTGAGGCGGGCAACCCAGGGGAAGCTACCGCGCCCTCTGGTGAGACAAGCGCAGACGTTACGGCAGTATCGGGTTCGCCGCTAACGACCGAGCCCAAAGCGTCCTGGCTCGACGGGGTGACAGACCCCGCGACGAAGGCTTGGGCAGAGGCGAAGGGACTCCAGAACGGGAGCTTCGAGAACGTCCTTGGGAGTTACCACAATCTTGAGAAGATGGTCGGCGCGGATAGGGCGGGGCGTACCATCACCCTGCTTGGCGACGACGCCACCCCCGAAGAACGGGATACCTACTTCAATAAACTAGGCCGACCCGAGAGCGCCGCGCAGTATTCCGTGACGTTACCCGAGGGGCAGACCGACGATACCCGTTTGAACATGATGCGGAACAAGGCGCACGAACTCGGCATCTCCGACGCACAGTTCTCCGGTCTTGCCGAGGCCGACGCGGCGTATCTCTCCGCTACGATTCAGAGCGTTGATGATGAGGCGGTTGTCTCTGCCTCTGACGCGGAAGCGCAGTTGCGTACCGAGTGGGGCGCGGCGTTCGACTTGAAGGTTGCGGGTATCGACGTGGCTGCGCATAAGTTGGGGCTGTCGGTGGACCAACTCGACGGTCTGCGTAAGGCGCTGGGTCCCGTTGGAGCGATGAAGTTCGTGGATGGTCTGAACACCAAGATTGGCGACCACAGTTATGACGAGGGTGAAAAAATTATCCCCGGTCACCGGACGCCCGCGCAAGCCAAGCAGGAACTGGCTGACCTGACCATGAACAAGGAGTTCCAAGACGCCTGGATGGATAGACAACACCCCGGTCACAAGGCGGCGGTTGAGAAAAAAGCCGCGCTTGCCCGTCTGGTAACGGGCATCATCTGATGAAACAGGCCCGGTTGGAGGCATTGAAACTGGCGATGACCCACGGGTTATCGCCAGAGGAGACACTCAGATTGGCGGAGGAATACTTTCAGTATATCGAAGAGGGATTGAAGGTGATGGAATTCCCCCGACAGAACCGTAGACAACGCCGAAAGACGCAGGAATAGGGGGCAAGACCAGCCCTGTTGCAATCTTCCGGCATCTGTGTCAGTAATACGATAAGAGCGCACCATGTGGTGTGGAACAGGCAACGTCGATAACCCTGGCGGGCCGATAAAAAAGCCCTAGTACTGGCCCCGCATCAGCGGATAAGCCTTCAGCTTTTGTTTTAACGACAGAAGGAAGGCATTTCCCATGTCAAACGAAATCCTAGACTGGTCAGTTATTGACTATAAATCGACTGTTGAGCATCTGCTCCAACAGCGGGGGTCTAAGTTTCGTGTAGCGGTTATGGAAGAGAGCTACCACGGTAAAAGTGGTGCGGCTGTCAACCAATTGGGCGCGGTGACGGCGCAAGCCAAAACCACACGCCATGCCGATACTCCGCTCATCGAAACACCCCAAGATAAACGCTGGGTCTACCCCACGGATTACGAATGGGCAGACCTGATTGACGATCAAGACAAGTTACGCATAATCGCTGATCCCACTTCTCCCTATGCTATTAATGGGGCGATGGCTTTGGGCAGGGCGATGGACGATCTGATCGTTGCGGCGGCGACAGGAGTCAGTAAAACAGGTGAAGATGGTACTACCTCAACATCTTTTCCGGCTGCTCAAACTGCCAGTACGACATCTGGTGGTCTAACGGTCGCTAAACTGCGTGAAGCCATGCAGTTGCTTATCGCGGCTGAAGTCGATGTGGACAATGAGCCTCTGTTTTGTGCCATTGGCGCACAACAGCATGACGATCTACTTGGCGAGACCCAGGCGATTAGCCTCGATTTCACCAACAAGCCCGTCTTGGTTGATGGACGTATTAAAGCCTTCATGGGTTTTAATTTCATCGACAGCCAGCGTCTTGCTATTTCTGGTACAGATCGCACCGTCATCGCTTGGGCGAAATCTGGCCTTCACCTTGGAATCTGGAACGATATCAGTGTTCGGATTTCAGATCGCGCCGACAAGTCTTACTCAACCCAGGTCTACGTCAAGGGAACCTTTGGCGCTACCCGTGTTGAAGAGAAAAAAGTCGTCGCAATTACTTGTTCGGAGGCTTAAAAATGGCTACATTTTATAGCGTCCAGAAGACCAAGTGGGACCAAAACACTCCAACGGAGAAGATCAAGACCAGTGAGAACGCTGGACGGGTTCGTGTTTCGTATGCTCTTTATGAAGCCTCGTCTTTAGCGGCGGCTTCTGTAGTTGAAATGTTCAATCTTCCGAATAACGCTCGCGTTCTTTCGGGGGAGCTTGTGCATGATGCTCTCGGGGGTAGCACGACCCTGTCGGTTGGGCACGCAGCCTATAAGACTAGTGCTAGTGTAACCGTAGCTCTTGATGTTGATGAGTGGAAGGCGGCGGCAGCTTCAACCTCGATCACCACTGTCGATGTTGCGGCGACCTCTGCTTTAGGCAAAAATACGGTTGTTGATGCCGATGGAGACGGCGTCCCCATTACCGTGGTTATTGCTGGTGCCACTGGTTCTGGCACAATCGAACTCACGATGTACTGGGTTCTCGATTGATTGATCTGAGGGTGGCTTAGGCCACCCTCATTTCTTCTTAGGAGCAATAAATGACCGACGCGGTGAGCATCTGCAACCTCGCCCTACAACGGGTCGGCTCGAAGACTATATCCGCCCTGTCCGAAGACACCACGGCGGGCCGAGCGTGTAATCGTGTCTACGCACAGGCCCGCGACAGTGAACTCCGCGCCCATCCGTGGGCGTTTGCGCGTGAGCGGGTCAAGGTTGCGGCGGATAGTACAAACCCGGTGTTCGGGGCGGCAAGGCGTTATGCTCTCCCCTCAGATAGTCTGAGAATACTCCCGACGAACGGGGTGGGCGGTACGGATACGCAGGACGATTTTGAGGTGTTCGGGAGGTTTATCCACACCGACCACAGCACCCCCATTAACCTGAATTATGTTAAGCGTGTTACCGATGAGAATACGTTTGACGCGCTGTTCGTGGAACTCCTGATCGCCCGTATTGCCATGGACGTATCGGAGAAGGTGACACAGTCAAACAGGAAAAAGGACGACGCTCGAGTCCATTACAAGGAGGTTCAGAAGGAGGCGCGGCGGGTCAATGCGTTCGAGCGCCCGCCACAGAGACCCCCCGTGGACGCTTGGGTAAATGCGAGGCTTTAAGTGGCAAAAGTTTCGTCAATCCAGAATAATTTCAACGGCGGGGAAATTTCGCCGCTCTTGTATGGTCGCCCCGATATTGACCGCTACAAGACCGGACTGAAGACCTGTTTAAACTTCATACCGCTTGTCCAGGGGCCGGTCGAACGGCGTCCCGGTACAGTTTTCGTTAAAGAGGTGAAGACGAGTTCCCTGTCCACCAGGGTCATTCGTTTCGAGTTCTCTACCACCCAAGCATACATCATCGAGTTCGGAAACCTCTATTGCCGTTTCTACAAGGACAACGGCCCCATCCGTTCGGCCACCTCTACCATCTCGGGCGCGACAGCGGCGAACCCCGTTGTCGTGACGGATACCGCACACGGTTATCTGGACGGCGCAGAGATTTTTATAACTGCGGTCGTTGGCATGACGGAGTTAAACAATAAGTATTACCTCGTCAGTAATAAGACCACAAATACCTACGAACTCCAGAACATCGACGGTGTCAATATCGACGGTTCCGCTTTTACCTCTTATACGTCCGCCGGGACTTCAGAACAGACCGTTGAGTTAGCCACCACATACGCTACGGCTGATCTGTTCCAGTTGAAATTCGCGCAGAGCGCCGATGTCCTTTATGTGGTGCATCCTCGTTATAAGCCGCGCAAGATTTCCCGTTCGGCGGACACGGTCTGGACGATAACCGATATCACGTTTTCCGATGGACCGTTCTTGCGTACTAATGTTAGCACAACCACGTTGGGTCTTTCAGGGACCACGGGTTCCGTTACTGTGACGGCGTCGGCCATCGTGGGTATCAACGCGGGCGACGGGTTCAAATCGACCGATGTTGGGCGTCTCATCCGTTGGCAAGACGCCGCTTCTGATTGGACATTCTTGACGATCACGGCTTTCACCGACACTACTCACGTTACCGCCGCCATAGACGGCCCCGACGCTTCTGCTACGACCGCCACAGCGAACTGGCGGCTTGGGGCGTGGTCAGTCACTACGGGCTTTCCCGGCGCTGTTACGTTCCACCAGAACCGGCTCTGTTTCGCAGGGACGCCCGATGAGGCGCAACGGGTCGATCTAAGCCGCACGGGGGACTTCGAGAACTTCGCGCCGACAGAGGTCGATGCCACGGTGGTCGATGATAACGCCATTACAAATAACCTGTCAGCCGACACGGTTAACGCCATCCGCTGGCTTGCTGACGACGAGAAAGGTTTGTTGATTGGGACTGTCGGCGGCGAGTGGTTGCTCCGTCCGTCCGATACGGGCGGGGTCACGACTCCCGCTAACGTCCAGAGTAAGCGGTCGTCAGCCTATGGGAGCGCCAACATTCAGCCTATCCGGGCCGGTCGCGCGATTCTGTTCGTGCAGCGGGCGCTCCGTAAGGTCCGCGAGTTAACTTATGTTTTTGAGGATGACGGTTTCAGAGCCCCCGATCTGACCTTGGTAGCGGAGCATATCAGCCGCACGGGGATGGTCGAGTTGGCTTACCAAGCGGAGCCACAGAGTCTTCTGTGGATACCCCTGACGGACGGGACGCTGATCTGCCTGACCTACGAGCGAGACCAGAAGGTAGTGGGGTGGTCCCGTCATATCCTTGGGGGTCAGAGCGATGCAGGGACCACACCAGCGAAGGTCAAGAGTACTGCTGTTATCCCCAATACCACGGGGACGGCGGACGAACTCTACGTGGTTGTTCAGCGTAGCATCAACGGGGCGACCCGCCAGTATATCGAATACATGAAGCCACATTGGGAAGAAACCAATGCCCAGGAAGCCGCCTTCTTCGTGGACAGCGGTTTGAGCCTGGACGTACCGCTGACCATAACTGGCATTACCGCTGCCGATCCAGCCGTGGTGACCTCCGCGTCTCATGGTGTAGATGACGGCGACGATGTCCGAATTACCGGGGTCAACGGCATGACGGAGGTCAACGGTAATGCCTACATTGCAGGTGAAGTTGCGACGAACACGATGGAGTTGTTCAGCAACACCAAGCAGAACACTACCATCTCAGGCGCAACAGCGGCGAACCCCGTAGTTATTACCGCCGTCGCGCACGGGCTATCCAACAGCGACGAGATCGGCATATTCGGTGTCGGTGGTATGGTCGAACTGAACGGCAACGGGTACACCGTAGCCAACAAGACCGCCGATACTTTTGAATTATCCGGGGTGAACGGAACGGGCTACACCGCTTTTACCAGTGCTGGTGACATACGCGCCGCTGTCGATAGCAGCGCCTTCACTGCTTACGTCTCTGACGGGGTAGTCAGGGAGCGGTCCACTATCATTACTGGTCTCGGTCATCTTGAGGGACAGGTCGTCAAGATATTGGCCGAGGGCGCGACCCACGCCGACAAGACGGTTGTCTCTGGTTCTATTACCTTGGATAGGTCATCTGCCGTTACCCATATAGGTCTTGCTTATACGTCTGATTTCGAGACCCTACGGTATGACGTTGGCGCACAGGACGGCACCTCCCAGGGTAAGTTCGTCAGGTTCCATCGCGTCATCGTGCGCTTCCTCCAGACCTTGGGGGGTGCTATGGGCCCGGATACCTCCAATCTCGACCTGTTGGTCCTCCGTGAGGGCGGGGATTCGATGGACACCGCCGTTCCGCTGTTCACGGGCGACCATGAGTTAGTTTGGGATGGCGAGTACAGCAACGATGAACATTTTTTCTACCGGCAGACCGACCCCCTACCTGTTACTATCCAGGCCATTATGCCCCAGATGGTGACGCAGGACCGAAGCTGATGTTTGAGGTCGTACCTTTCAAAGTGGAACACTTAGCCGCCATAAAACTACAGCATATGCAAGCGCACCTAAGTAACTGGGTGACGTTGGAGCAAGGGCGTGCGCTAGAGCAGTTTCCGAGTTATACCGCTATGGTGGACGGGCAACCTATCGGTGCGGCGGGTGTCCTCCATATGTGGGTGGGGCGCGCGATGGCCTGGGCGTTCATCTCGAAGACGAGTCCGCATAATTTTCTCAAGGGGCACAGGGTGATCAAAAGGTTTCTCGATGGCTGCTACACCCAGCGAATTGAGATGACCGTCGATTGCGATTTCCCCGAAGCGCATCGTTGGGCCAGGATGCTCGGTTTTGAGATGGAGTGCGAACGGATGAGGAATTACAGCCCGGATGGCCGGGACTGTGCGCTGTACGCCAGGATACGACCATGAGCGGTGTGGAACCAGCCCTCGTGTTCAAGATTCTTGGTTTTGCGATGTCCGCGATTGGTCAGATTCAGGCTGGCATTGACACGCAGAACGCCGCCAATTTCAACGCCCAGGTCGCGTATAACAACGCCCACGCCGCGCGCTTGGCTGGGCTTGAGAAAGGTATGCGCGAAAAACGCCTCGCCATGAAGCGCGCCGGAACGAATCGCGCGCACGACCCGGATAAGATGGACCTGTTGGAGAATACTGCCATGGAGGAGGAGTTGGCGTTTCAGTCCATCATCCACGCTGGTGAGGTTCAGGCGACGGGTTTTGAGAACACCGCCCGTCTTGATATCAGCAAAGGTAAGGCTGCGAAGCGAAAGGGCTTCTTCGACGCGGCTGGCACGGTCCTCATGGGTGGGGCGAAGGCGTTCGGTGGGGCCGGTGTCCCGCCGGTTACTACCACCCCCGGATTTGGGGACGTTCTTTCCTTAAAGGGTATAGGTGCTGGGCCAATATAATGGCAAAATTCACTTCATTCGACGCCCCGACAGAAGTCGCTGGACCAATTAAAGTTCGCCGCGCGACGGCTGATGACTTCGGTATCGGAAAAGAGATAGTCGCTGTTGGTTCATCTATTACAGACTTTGGGAAGGTTCTCAAAGAAAGAGAAGACAAACGCTCTATCACATCAGCGAGGGCGCAGTTCTCCGAGTTTCAACTTAAATTTCAGAAAGATGAGATTCTGCGGCAGAGCGCCGCGCCTGTGGGCGCGCCCGGTCATTTTGAACAATCGAAAAGGGCGTTCGATGACGGCATAGGTGAACTTACGAGAGACATGAATGATATCCAGAAGTTCGCCTTATCTGGTGTCATCGCCACGGCTAGGGTCGGGAACCTAACCACCTCCATGCGGTTCCAGGCACAGAGTATAGTCAAAGGTGATCTGCATGATATTTCGGTGATTAAAAAGGGTATTAACGCACAGCTATATTCAGGCACACTGAATCTCGAACAAGGTCTGGAGTTGTTTAGGGACGCCCTAATCGACAGTACTATTGGCGCAGACGGACAGCAGGATTTGGTAACGAAAGCGTTACCTGTTTTTCGTAAGCAAATACTTGATGGAGCATTAGTAGAACCCTTAATAGGTCTTAAACGTCTGCGGGAAGGGGGCTTCACAGGTTTCCCCCCTGATGAGTTAGTCCAATTTAAAAAGGACTTAGTAACCCGCATAAATGGTACAGCTAAACGGCGTAAGGCCGAACGGGTTGCCAAGGCTGCTCAAACTCACGCTACGGCTTTCGACTTGGCGACGGGGGTGGGAAGTCTTGCAGAGGTGGACGCCGCCAGCGTGGGCCTTCCTCCAGATGTCAGGAATATGTTTCGCAAACTAGCGATGGACCGGGACCGGCCCGTGCGGACTATCGAAGAAAAGAATGCGGCCAGCGCCGACCTGTTAGCCCGTTACGCTGAACTTGGGGTGAAGATAAAGAAGGGTAGGCGGTCTTCAGACGCGGCTTTAGAAGACCTCTTAAAGTTTCAGAGAGATGTCACTAACCTTGTGTCGGAGGGTTTAGTTTCATCCGGTGAGGCACGGCGCGTTGTCCGGAATGTTGAAGAAATTCTCCAAAAACGGATAGGTGATGCTGGCGCGGGTATCGACGGGTGGGACTTCTTTGACATTTATAATCAAACACCGTTCAACATAGGTATGGACCGGGTAAACGAATATATTAATGATAATAGTCTTGGCGCTGCCGCGCACGTCGATGTTGCCCGCCGCTTCCATGCGTATCTTGACAGCGCCGGGGTCTCACAGGGTTCTGAACAGACGGAAAGCCGGGATGAACGAGTTAATAATTTAGCGGATTTAGCTATCAAAGACTACATTAAGGCAGAAACCCCCGCAACCAGAGGATTGTCGGACGTACCGAACGCGATTATCAGTAACGGTAAAGTCCGACCGGGGGCACCGGGTAAGCGTGACCTGAAAAGTTCCAGAAGCGTTGGGGGTAACACCCGCATAGAGTATGACAGGATCAGTAATACCTACGGCAGAGTAACCCGTGACAAAGACGGCAACGTCGTTGACTTTGAACAAATAACCAAAAAGGAAGCCCTGGCCCCGCCGTCTACTCCGGTATCATCGAGCCTTAACCCCGCTGACGGTAGAGTGTTGATCGACCCGTTGACTACCTTGGGCGCGCGCGACGGTGAAGATGGCGCATCGACCCCAGCGCCGGGTCCTAGACTGGGCGAAGTGGACGCCGGAATAGTGATGATTGATCCAGACCGGGAACCGGGTGAGGCTGAAGATGGCGCATCGACCCCAGCGCCGGGTCCTAGACTGGGCGAAGTGGACGCCGGAATAGTGATGATTGATCCAGACCGGGAACCGGGTGAGGCTGAAGACGAAGACCAGTTTCACCAGCGGTTGGCGAAGGCGGTCGATGAGGAAGTGCAAGCCGGAACAGAGCTGATTGATCCAGACCGGGAACAGGGTTCATTAACCAGGATACCCCCTTGGAGACAGGTCATACCTTCAGAACAGGCCATCTCCCTCGTCCAAGCTGATCTCCTGGTCAATGAAGGCACGGGCGATAACTTGACCGGCATCCCGACAGGCGAAGGTGGCATAACCGAAGCCCGGAAATTGGAGATCGAACGGAGGAAAGGGCGTCCGCTGACAGATGAGCAAGCCCGTAATGAGGCTGTCCGCGAAGACAGCGTGGCGCTGCATGACAATATGCAGGGGTTCGACGTACTCAGCCCCCCAGTACAAGCCGCTGTCCTCGACCTTGCCTACTCCGTTGGTATTAACAACGTGCTGGACCCTGCCGAGTTCGGAAGTCTACGCATAGCCATAGCCGAAGGCCACGCACCTAAAATCCTTGAGGAAACCTTGGACACCGCCATCGTGGATGGTAAGTCGGTCAAGGGTCTGGCTCTAAGGCGGGCGCGTATGTTCAACAAAGCCAGCACCGATTTCCGCATTACCGCCGTCGAACAGTTGCCGGATGGCACCATAAACTATCTGTCGGGGACAGAGGTTCTGCTCACGTTCAGACGCCCTCGTCACCCCCGCAGTGAAGCCGGTAAAGAAAGCGTTAATTAATGGCTGAACTTTCACAACAGCCGAGTGTTTTTGACCCTAACAGGTCAGTTGTGTTAGGCGCGCCGCCAGAGGTGGCGTCCCCCCCTGCTATCTTTGACCCCAGTAGATCGACCCCGCTAGGTCTACCAAACGAAACGATACTGAACGAACGAACCGGGGAAGTCATTGAAGCGCCTCCTGGGTCCATTGCCAGAATAGGTCAGATATTCAGCCGTGGTCTGGACAAGGGAGACGCCGACACCAGGATCAGTAAATTGTATTACGAATTGTTCCTAGGCAACGACACCCCGAGCATTAGGGCAGAGATTGCCCGTCTCCGTAAACAGAGCGGTGGAGCTATCAAGACCAAGAGTATCCTTGAAGAAATCTTCAGGGCGACAGCCCAACAGTTGCCGGTCCTGAAAGAGATTTTTGGACAGGCCGCTATCCGTGGCGCACAAGGCGCAATTACCTTTGGTACAGTTGGTTTAGCCTTTGCTGGTATAGGAGTGGTGCCGGGATTTTTTAGCGGGCTTGGTGCTGGTGCTTTGACCGGCACAATCGAGGCCGCGTTCGTCCTTGAGACGGGCGAGAGTTTTGCAGAAATAAGTGAGTTCAAGGACAACAACGGGAAACGGGTTCACCCGACGGCGGCGCGAATAGGTGCGGTCATGGCGGGGGCGCTATCGGCAGGGCTTGAGGTTGTGCCGATGACGTTGCTTTTTCGTCTGGTCCCAGGCAGTAAGAATGTTATCGCCAAGCTGGGCGACAAGGCGCTGAAGTCTCTCAAAATACCGACCGGCAAAACGGCGTTCAGGAAACTCATTCTCAACATATCCGCCATCATGGTTGTCGAAAGCATCACGGAAGGTACACAGGAAGCCATCAAGATTGCGGCTGGTGAAATCGTCAAGGCAACCTCTGATAGAGAGTTTAAACGCATCAGTGCCGACGATGCGCTTGACAGAGTAGCCCACGCCACCATCGAGGCGTTGAAGGCGACCCCGTTGATTGCTACTGGTTTCTCGGTACCAAGATATGCCACGGATGTTGTTCAGGGGCGTATAGAAAGAGCCGCCCGTCCGAACACCAAACAGGAAAAGGTCAAAGACCTCACGAACGAAACGGCGGACAGTATTACCGCCAAACTCCGCAAGGCCCCTGTGTCGGAAGACCTGAAGACCTACGATGTCGGCACTCTGAACGAGACAGAGAAGGGGGAATTGAGACAGGCCGGTATTGAGATAGCCGACAACGGCACCATTGTCGCGGAAGACGCAGAACTTATCGCGGCAGAGAGCCAGCGGCGCACCGACTTTTATAAGAAACAAGAGACGGCGCATAGTAAGGCTGCTGACAGGGGTGAAGCCGCCGCGCTTCGTAAGGTCGCACGCGGGCGCATCAGGGAGCTTGACGAGGTGGTAAAGACCATCGATCAGCGCGTTGACGACACTATGGAGAGCATCAGCCTTGCGGAGAAAGCTGGTACATCAACGAAGCGTCTATACAACCGGGTCAACTCGCTCTTGAAGAAACGTGAGATATTGGACGAGGAACGCGCCAATCTCCTAACCTCTGATACTATGCTGGCGAAGACCCGAGAGGCGTTGAAGGCAACGGATAAACCGATCAAATTAAAAGGCGCGGAACTTATAAGGGCCGAGCGACGTATCGCTCAAGCCAGGGAGCGGGCTTTGCAGAAGGGCGTGCGCGAGGGTATTCGTCTGGCGAAGACCGATGTTGCTGCCGCACAGAAAGCGGCGATTGACGCCATTAATAAGTCTAATCTGGACGAGGCAGACAAGGGCAAGTTTTTGAACATCATCCGTAATATCACTAATGCGGAACAACTTCAGAGGGCGCTACCCAAGATACAAAACCGGATTAACAAACTGGTTGAGAAATCCCGGCGTAAAACCCTTATGAGAAAACTGAAAAAAGCCGTCAAGACCTCCAAGGTTAAACGTAATAAGGGGAAGTTTGGCCCGGAGGTTCAAGCCGTTTTGGACACTGTTCGTAATGCGTTTAACCTAACCCCCGAAGTAGCACAGGAGAGGTTAGAAGCCCGCGCTGAAGCCGGGACTATGGAAATACCAACACCGATTGAGGCACTGGAAAACCGGGTTTTGGCGTTACGGTCTGATGCCGCTACAACGAATCTTGTTGAACTTGAACAACTACTGGAAACGGTAGTGGCTTTGCGTGAACTTGGTAAGGGTATTCGTAAGGCTTACATATTAGGAAAACTAGAAACCAGCGCCGCGCTCCGTAAAGAGTTCCTTGAATTGATAGGCGATGAGCGCGTAGGCGAGACGGACGCGCAACGCCGTGGACGGGAATTGTTAGCGGCCATTGAAGTCAAAACCTTTATGGGGATGAGCGCCGCTTGGTGGAACAAGATTAAACGGGTCATGCGTTCGTCCGACAAAGAGCGCGTCGATACCTTGGTGGACCGACTGACCTTATTTGATGAGAGCCGTGCCTATGACCGGGGCAAAGAGAGCGCGGTTAAACGCTTTACTGAACTTATTCTGGCCGCGTTGAACACAACGTCCGAACGTGCCGCGTGGAAGAAGTTGGTGGCTGACGAAACCGAACTGCTTAACATGGGTCAGTTTACACACTCTGACGGTGTGACCCGATTACTCGACGTTGAGACCCGCGCTGAATTACGCAAACGGGTCATGGAATTAAAAGACCCTACACTCCGCGAGAGTTTCTTGGCAGAGAAAGGCAACGCCTATACGGAAGAAATTATTACGGCGCTGGAAGACCAGATGAGCGAACAAGATTGGCGGTTGGTAGACGCGCAGTTGGAGTTTTACGAAGAGTATTACCAGCGCATCAACGAGGTTTACCGGCGCGTCCACGGTTTTAATCTGCCCAAGATCGAATTTTACAGCCCCGTCAAGCGGGAGTTCGCAGACAAGACCCGGGACGAGTTTATGAAGGGAATCATCTATCGCGGTGGTGTTGCGCCGGGTAGTTTGAAAAGTCGTAAGCCTAACATCCGTGCTATTAGAGCCATTGGCGACCTGACGGTCCTTCATTCACACATCAGTGAGATGGAATATTTTATTGCTTACGCTGAAAAGGTCCAGGAGTTGAACCATGTTGTCGGCGACAAGGAAGTGCAGACCCGTATTCTTCGTGTCTTTGGCAAAGACCTTTTGCAAACTATCAATACCGATCTGGATCATTTTTCTAAACGTGGAGTGCAAAATTCCATAGCCGGTGAAAAGATTTTCCAGACCCTTATGCGGAATTTCTCATTCGCACAGCTTGGCGCAAAACCGCAAATTGGTCTGAAGCAGTTGGCGTCATTCGCGGCATACGCAGAAGACGTAAGCGCCTTTGAATTTTCAAAGGGTATCGTGAAATTCTTCGCCAATCCCAGGAAGGCATTGCGTCTTTTGAATGAGAGCGAATTGTTCAGAAAACGCGGCATCAACATCGACCACGATTATCAGGCGCTTTTAGCTGATAAATCCTTTTTTAACGTGGTGGGTAATAACCCGAGACTCGCCGCTATCTTGATGATACCAATTAAGTTTGGTGACAAAGGCGCTATCGCTATCGGCGGTTACGCCCACTACCTCGCCAAGTTGAAACAAAATGGTGGCGATAAAAAAGCCGCATTACGGGATGTTGAACGCCTGACCGTTCGTACCCAACAATCCACCGACGTTGACCAGATGTCAGAATTGCAACGGACGAGTAGCCTAATCCGGGTGATGACACAGTTTATGTCTTCAGCCAACGCATTAACCCGTGCCGAATACAACGCAATCGTAGACAAAAGCGCAGGGCGTATCGACAATAGAGAGTTTGCCAAGCGCATTATCATCTTACACGCCATCATCCCCGGCGTAATACAACTTATAGCCAACGGGTTTTCCTGGCATAGCGAAGATCAATTACGGGCTTCATTGTTGGGGACGCTCAACGGTATATTTATTTTTGGTGATCTGGCCGACAGCGCCTTCCGGTATATGTTCGAGGGGGAAGGAGGTTTGTTCGATTTAGAGAGCCGTCACCCCCTTGGCTTCTTTACTGACTTCCTACTCGCCATTGACGATTTCGCGGAGAACGGTGTTGCCTGGGAAGACTTTGTCGAGGGAACCAAAGCGATTGACCGTATGCTCAAGGCGGGTGGCGCTCTGACGGGTGTGCCGATCCTGACCCTCATCAATGAAATGCGCGGAGTAATACGGGTTATGAAAGGTGCCGCCAGGGGTGACGACGAGACGGTAAAAGCCGGGATAGCTGGGATGTTGGGATATTCCTCCTACACCATTGATGAGAAGATACTCGCGCCATAATGTCTAACACATGGTATGTTACCACCCCGAGAAGGGATTTGAATTATGACGATTAGTTCAACAGCCAACCGAACGAGTACCGCTGGTAATGGCAGCACGACCGCGTTCAGCTTCCCGTATCTGTTCTTCGCGGATGATGATCTGAAGGTCATCCTGGTTGTTGACAGCACGGGCATCGAGACCACCCAGACCATAACCACGCACTACACGGTCACCGGGGCCGGGGTGGCGGCTGGCGGCACGGTGACGATGGTGACGGCTCCCGCCTCGGGTGAGACGCTGGTCGTTATACGCGAGGCGCAATACACCCAAGGGCTCGACCTAGTCGAGAACGACCCGTTCCCGTCCGCTCTTGTCGAGCAACAGTTCGACACGCTGACCATGCAGACCCAGCAACTGAAGGACATAACCGACAGGTCGCTAAGACTGTCTGACGGCGATACCGCTGACACGAACACTCTGATGTTGCCAGCCAGTACGGCGCGCGCCAGCCGCATCATGTCGTTTGACTCAAGCGGCAACGTGACGACGACCGCCGTCGATAGTCTTAGCTTGGCGACGTTACAGGCGTTTACGAATTATCAGATCTTCACCGCGACCGGGAATGGCTCGACAACCTCCTATACGCTGGCGGCTGAACCAGGGCAGGAAGCTAACACCCAGATATACCTGGACGGCGTCTACCAGTCGAAATCAAATTATTCACTGACCGGGGCCACGCTGACTTTCTCCACCGCGCCGCCGAGCAGCGTCGCGATAGAGGTGGTATTCGGTACGGCGGCAAGCACTTATGTACCTGTCGATAACAGCATCGCCTACGAGAAAATTAAAACCAGCGACATCGACACTGATTTGTCGAGTGTCAGCGGCAGCGATGACACGTTTGCAAGCGCAAAGTCGATCAAGACTTATGTAGACGCACAAGTCACCGCGAGCGACCTCGATTTTCAAGCCGATAGCGGCGGGGCCTTGTCAATCGATTTGGATGCAGAGTCCTTAACGCTGGCAGGTGGAACGGGAATCGATACGGTTGGCAGCGGAAACACGGTAACGGCTGCAATCGATAGCACTGTTGCCACGCTGACCGGCTCGCAAACGCTGACAAATAAAACGCTGACCGCGCCAACCCTAACTGGTTCGGTTGTCGCCACCGGAACAATCGACGGACGGGATTTATCTACAGACGGCAGTAAACTGGATGGCATCGAGGCTTCGGCTGACGTGACGGACGCGACCAACGTAAATTCCGCTGGCGCGGTCATGGAGACTGACTACAACGCAAATACAGTCCTATCCGCCAATGCAGACAACACGCCGCTCCCCCTGACGATTGCGGCCTCTAGGCTCTTAGGCAGAAAATCATCAGGCAATATCGCAGCTTTAGATGCCGAGGAATCGCGTACCATTATTGGCGCAGGACCGGGGAGCGGGCTTTACGCGGCTGATTATAGTGTTACTCCTGCCTCTGGCGATATTACATCCGCATTTAATACTATGGTAGCTGCGGCCCGCTCTTTGGGGGAGATTATCCTATACTTTCCTAATGGTAAGTACCAATTTGACAGTAAGCCAAGCGATTTAGGTGGGTTAATTTTGTTGGGAGAAGGCAACTCTTCTACTAATTTCTTGTGTAATTATAATCCCGCTTCAAATACAGAAGGATTTCTAGAGTTCACTACTGGGAAAGGTGGTGGTTTGAGAGACTTAGGTGTCTTAGCATCTGCCACTACGGCCCGTGGTGCAGCTATTAAAATAGGTGAGTCCAGCGGCGGTGGTGCAACGGATGGTGACTACACGTTCCTACAGAATATTAATATAACGGAAAATGTGTCTACTGGACTCTGGTACGATGGTGTTCACCTAGACGGCACACAAACAACTGGCGGCATTCGAGATGTTTTTATGCTCGATGTCGATATATTTGCTTGCTCACACGCCAGCGTATATGCCTATAGAGCAATATCTTGCAGACTTCATAGCGTGCAAGGCTTTCCAGCGGGCGGTACTGTTGCCAAGTTCATATTTACCGGTGCCTCAACCTTACAATCTACGAACTGCACTTTACTTGGTTGTTTAGGAGATATCGACTGGGATTGGGTAGCAAATACTTGTGCTTATGGTATTCACACCACGATTGATATAACAGCAAACACGGCTAATTCTCTCATTGTATCTGCTGCCACCGGCACCATAACAAATGCTTCTGTTTCGTGTGCTGTCTCTAATCCGATTGCAACCTCTTTATCTGGCACTCACACCGTGGGGACAAATTCATCTGGCAACAGCGCGACATTGCAAAAATCCAATGAATTTGAATTTAAGCTGAATGGCGATACAGCAAGTCAACTTGGCACAGTAACTTGGAACAACAACTCAGGCGCTGAGACGGGCAACATCTGGGCAACAGGTGATAGCTCGTCCGGCACTGTTTTTCGCATCAAGAGCCTTGGCAGCATTGATCTTGTCCCCGGCGGCGTCGGTATTGATGGCACTGCTGGTTGGAGCCATTCAACGGCGTCCTTGACTGCTGCTAACGCCGCTGGACCGGCCTTAATGAACGAGGCAGCGTCAGTTTCTAACCCAACGCTAATACCTGACAAAGGTGTACCAGCCACAGGGTTCGGCTCAAATGGCGCAAACACCGTCTATGGCATCTCCAACGGCTCGGAAAACCTCCGGTTCGGCAACGGAGCTGTGACTGTGACAGGTTCGCTAACAGTTAGTGGGGGCGTTCGCGTGCTTGATGGTACGGCACTTGGGTTTGGTGATGATCAAGATATCACTCTAACCCATGACCACAATGTGGGGATCGGCCTGAACGCTGGCTCTACGATATATAGAAGCGCGGCTGGTCAGTACGATGCTGCTTTTACAGTTCGAGAAGCCGTAGCAGCCAGGGCACATTTTGAATGGGGACATAGTAATACAGGAGGTTACGGGTCTGTTCTGGGTGTTCAGAATGGTGGCGGTCAGCCATACATCTCATTTATGTCTGGCCCCGGCACAAATTCTAATACATTCCGAACATACGGCAAACGCGGAGCAGGTATTTACTACAACGGCAGTACCTCGATGGTCTTTTACGACGTTTCGACGGCCACTGCCGACAACCAAACCGCTACCACAAGGATGACGCTAAATACTACGAACGGTGATCTAACTGTTACCGGATCGCTAACGGCAAACAATGCTGCTGGCCCCGCGCTGATGAATGAAGCGGCGACTGAAACCAACCCGACGCTGGTCCCAGATAAAGCAGACCCCGATACAGGTGTGGGTTGGGTTTCGGCCAATATCGGATCGCTGGTTGCCGGTGGAACTTCCGCGATGCAGTGGAGTGCTACGGGCGTCGGCGTCCTTATGGCTCCTTCTTACGCTCTGGATGTTCGTGGTTCGGGAGGGACTGCTACTCAAATTTCTCGTTGGGCTGATGGGACTCCGACGCAATACGTTGGCATTTACAACGCCAACACCGGTGGCTACACGCCGAATGCGGCAAATGCCACGCTGACAGTGCGCGGGATGACGACAACCTTGCGCTCGATAAACGCTGGTGGCACAGTCAACGCCAGCGGCGCGGATTATGCGGAGTATATGACCAAGGCTGTCGGCTGTGGGGACATAGCTAAAGGTGCAGTCTGTGGTGTTGATGCAGACGGCAAGTTAACTGATGTGTTCGAGAACGCCCACAGCTTCGTCATAAAATCAACGGACCCAAGCTATGTCGGTGGCGACAATTGGGGCATTGCATCAACGGACTCCGATGGCGACCAGACCATGCTTGAGGGTGTTGCACTGGAGGCTGCTCGTCAAAAGGTAGATCGTATAGCTTTTAGTGGTCAGGTGCCTTGCGCCATTACAGGTGATGTGGCAGTAGGCGACTATGTCATTCCGCAAGCAAAAGGCGGCGACATTGAAGCCGTTGCAGTCAGCAACCCGACATTCGACCAGTATAGGCTGGCCGTTGGTAAAGTCTGGAAACTAACCAGAACGCAACATATTGTTGCCGTCAAGATCGGATAAGGAGAAAGAACATGGCTATTGTATACACGAATGAGATCAACACGGCAGAGCTAATGAAGTCCTCCGCGGTTATCGACGGGTCCAATGATGTATTGCTTTACATCCCCTACTCTTTGGTCGCTAGCGATGGCGAGTTTAGGGCACGGGATGCTCGGATCGTCACCTATGTAGCGGCGGATTTGTCTGCGCCGTTCATCCCATATATAGACCTCGCTCAGTCGGATTATGACACGATGATCGCGGAATATGAGGCGCTTAACATTGTTGATGACGTGACCGGCGAGACCGGCTTGGACACTATGAAGGCATCGCTCGCTGAGCAAGTCGCGGAGGCGAAAGCTCCAGTGATGGTTCCGGTTGAAGTGACTGAGGAATAAAATAAAATGGCAACAAAAGCCATCGTGAATATCAAAATTGAGGAACCTAACTAATGACCTTAACCAAAGTTACGACCGGGCTGATCGGAAACCTAGCCGTGGACACGGAGAACCTTGCTGATAACGCGGTAGACGGCAGCAAGATATCCGTCGCGTCAGAGGCTCAAGGAGACCTGTTGTGGTACGACGGAACCAACTGGGCGCGGGTGCCCAAGGGCACGGCGGGGCAACTCCTACAGGGCAACGCTACGAGTATCCCGACGTGGACATCAGGTCACATAGTCCAGGTCGTTAATACCCAGACAGGGGCTGTCGCAACTGGTACAACCTTGATGGTGGCCGACGATACAATTCCTCAAAATACTGAGGGTGACCAGTATATGACGTTGGCTATTACGCCGTCGAATACTAGCAATAAACTACTCATTGAAGTGTTGATAAATCTGTCACATGCGACTGCTGGTGGTCGGTTTATTATTGCGCTATTTCAGGATTCGACGGCGAGTGCGGTAGCGGCTGTCGCAAATCATTCCGCCAGCGCGCAAGTTACGGAGACAATTATATTGCGCCATTATATGGCGGCTGGAACGACATCAGCAACCACGTTTAAGGTCAGGGCTGGAGAAACCGGCTCTGGGACGACCACATTTAACGGGTCTGGAGGTTCGCGAGAACTCGGTGGCGTTATGGCTTCCTCGATCACAATCACAGAGATATCGGCGTAATGTCTTCAATGGTTCCGAATAAAGTTATCAAGAAGTAATGGTGTCCGCATGAAACTCTCTGAGGGAATCCAGACCCTGTCGCAGGAGACGGTCGGCAAGCTGTCGGTGGCTATTGGCGGTGGTGGCACCGGGCTTCAACTGCTGTTGGATTGGGGAGGTGTTGTGATTCTCGCCGGGAATGCACTTTTGGTCGCTGGGGGCCTCTATTTGATGTCGGCCAAGATTATCGAATCTTGGCGTGACAACAAGGGTGTGCCCAAAAAGGGTGATCGTGATGACCCATAGACTTGCGAAAACTGTTGCCGGTTTCTTTCTCGGGCTAATACTGTTTACGTCACAAGGGTTGGCCGGAGGCCACCCGCAATTATACCGTCTGGTTTTACCGTGCGTTCCAATCTCTGCGTGGATAGAAATGGCCCGAACCAATAACCTTGAGCCGGTGGACGCTCGCGTGGACGACGATGGAGACACCTGGATAGTCTGGGAGAGCGAAAATGGTGTCTGGCGCTCGACGCTGACCGTCTCGGGAGGGAGGGTAATTTGTATGCTTGGCGGTCGAGGCAGGGTGATGATACCGGACAAAGCAGCGGAAGGTGGATGAGCTATGATAGACTGGCGATGGGATAATTTCTCGCCCGACGAGATGCGATGCAAGGGAACAGCAATGCTGATCGTGTCGGACCAATTTATGGACGCACTCCAGACGCTAAGGGAGGAGTTTTCCCGCCCGATGCTTTTGACCTCGGCGTGTCGATCTGCCGCGCATAACAAGTCGGTCGGCGGGCATCCTCGGAGCTTGCATGTTTGCGACGAGCCAGCCCGACCTGAGCAACAGGGCTGTCTCGCGGTCGATGTTGCCGTTACAGACGGCAGTTACCGGGGAAACCTTGTGGCGACCGCTTGGAGGTTGGGTTGGTCAGTCGGCTGGAACAAAACATTCGTTCACCTTGACCGGCGAGATTTTATCGCCTTAAAGCAGACCACTTTTGACTACTAACGCGAAAGGAACACATCATGGAATTTCTTATGTCTGCGTTTGAGGTTTTCCCTGTCTGGCTTCAGGCCATCATGGCTCTGGTCACGGGCGCGACCGCAATCACCGCCTTGACGCCGACCACCGTGGACGACAGGGCGATCAATTGGTTGCTCAAGATACTCAATGTCCTGGCCGGTAACTTCGGCAAGAACCGAAACAAGGATGCGTGATGTGGTCGCTCCTCGGCTGGCTCCAGGCCGTCGCGAAACTGGGCGTCTGGGTTACGGGCTGGCTGGACCGGCGGCGAATAAAAAAATACGTCAAAAATGAACTGCTGGTCAAACAACTGGCGGAAATGGAGGAACGTCGCCGCCGTGCTGGCAGTTCTCGGCCTGTCAGGATGCGAGACGACCCAAACAATCGTGATCGATAGCACTTGCGAGGTCTTCTGGCCGATCAGTTACAGCGCCAGCCAGGACACGCCACAGACCGTGGAACAGGTAAGGCGGCATAATGCGCGGTACTTGGCGGTATGTGGGGCTGGGCGACTAAAACCTCGCCCCGGCGTGGGCGAAGCCTAGCTGTCATAATACGCGACCAGCGCCCGCTCTTCCATCTCATCAAGGATCAAACTAAAGCGTTTGTCACGGCAATGCACCCAGAGTCCATCCGGGTCAAACGGCATGTCTGGATCGTCCGCATTGGAGGCTTTGAGAAAGCACTCTGTGATCTCAACCAGGGGGTCTTCCGCCGATGCGCCCGCATAATTTAGGTTGGGGGGGAGGGCGGGCTTACCGGGTACGACAAGAGCATTGACTTCTATTACGTCGCCGCTGGGAAGCTCATACTCGAATTGAACGGGCTCACTCATATCTCAATCTCCTTATCCCATATCATCGCAATGGTCCGGGCATACCCAGCCATGTCGATAACATTATCGATGTTGGCGGCAGTGGGGTCTTGGCACAGACGCACCAGCTTGACACAGATCATCTCCAGCGCGTGCCGAACGCGGGGGTCAGGGCACTGCACCACCATGACCTGGAGTACGGCGATTTTATCGAAGGTTTCGTAAGGGTGCCCATACGCCTCACCTCGAACTTGGGTGATCGTCTTGAGCGCCGCGTCGAACCGATCCGTGAACTCACCCATCGAGCATCTCCCATGCCTTGGCCGGGTTCACATCATACTGGAGCAGCCACTCGTAGGCTTCTTGCCGGGTCGCCTCGCCAGCGGCGATGCGCTCTCTCCAAATCTCGACGTAGGTCATACTAAATTCCTCCCAAAAATGTTATTGACAGACAATGTTGGATATACCATACAGAGAGGGCTGTCAACAGGAGAAACATCATGGGCGCAAAAGACGACGCATTCAACGAATTGGAGAAGGTTATAGAGGAGTTCAAACTAGCACCCTCTACCGTAGGTCGTGAGATTGCGAACGACCCAGGATTCATAAGCCGGTTAGCCGACCCTACCGTCGATATTCAAACGAAAACGCTTGACAGGGTATGGCGGTACATATTAAAGAAACGAGGTCAATTGGATTTGGACTTGGATTAGGAGTAGGAAAAATGGCAATACATCTACCGTATGGCGGCTCGTCCGCCCACCGGGACATCGCGTGTCCCGGTAATAAAAAGAAATCAGAAAATCTCCCACAACGCCCACCGGGGGCCGCCGCCGTCGAAGGCTCCATGCACCATGAGGTGCAGGAGCGGTGTCAACGCGACGGTGTCACCCCGGAGCAATGCCTGGGCCTAGTATATAGAGAGCCCGGTACGGACATCACCCGCGAGTTCACGGAAGACGACCTGGACCTGTCGGAGATCTGTTTAAACGCCACCAACGCTCTACTAGATGAACTCGACATTGACGAGATGATGGTCGAGCCGTTCGTCCAGTTCATAAAAGGTAAGTCAGGCGGGTCCATCGACTTGCTGGGCCTGTCGGTCAACCGTAAGACGCTCCTAATTGCCGACTTCAAATTCGGCTCCGTCAAGGTGACCGTAAAAGAGAACGCCCAACACGGCGTCTATGCCATCAGTTCGCGAGTAGACCCGGCAACGAAAGATATGTGGTCTGATGTGAGAGAGGTGGTTTATGCGGTCATCCAACCCCGCGTGAAAGGCGTGGTCTCGACATACACCTATTCAGTCGGAGATATTGATAACTTCGAGAAAATCTATGTTGAGGCCATGTCACGCCATAACATCAACCCCGGCCCGCATTGTAGATACTGCCGCGCCGAACCGTACTGCGAGGAGAAACGCGCGGCGGTTGTCGCGGCGAACCTCTTGAGTGCGCGGGATCAAGACGAACTGAAAGCCGCCGCCAGCATCGTCAACGAGGTCGAGAGTTGGGTCAAGTCGATCAAGGAGGAGATGTACCTCCAGATGGCGCGCGGGGTTCCGCTGACCGGTTGGAAGCTGGTTGAGAAACGCCCGACGACAAAATGGACGGACGAGACGGGCGCGAAAGCCTACTTGAAGTACAAACGGATCCCCGCCAAGAGCATCGTGAAACCCGCACACCTGATGACGCCAATTCAGGTCGGCAAGATATTGCACAAAAAAGGTCGTGATCTAGACCTCTCAGATTTCACCATCACCGAAAGTTCCGGCACAACCATCGCCACCGAAGACGACAGCCGAGAGGCCGTCATGGTGTCGGATGTGCAGGGAGAACTGAAGGAGATGATGAAATGATAAGGGACCGCCTTACAGCCGGTGACCCTTCTTTTCTGCATCAGTTTACGATAGCGGAACAAGACAGTGTTCTTGAACAATTAAGAACTACTGCGGAATATAAATTTGTCGAACATGATGTTCGACAAGAATTTGGAATAGGAGTTGGAAACAATATGACCACAAACTTCCCAACCGTTATGAACCCCACCGACTTGGCTACCGCGCTTGCAAGCTCACAAGTACAAGAGACAACCGGGCTGGCCGGATTTTCTTTTCTCAAAATGGATTTCGAGAACGGTGAATGGCTCTTGGGCCAGGACAGCGACGACGTAACAAACTACGAGCTCCTGGTGAACACACCGTCCATCCAGCACGGCTGGATATTGTGGTCGGGTGGACGCCCGAACAAGACGTTCGTGAGCTTCACCCAACCGCTTCCGCAACCGATGGAAGCTATCGGAGATGATTACCCGAGCGAAGCGCGGTCCTTCCAGGGCGCGTTGATCGATGACGGTGAGCCGCTTGCGTTCGACACCAACTCTTACGGCGGGCGCAAGGGCATCGACGTTTTGCTTGGCAAGATCAAGGCCCATGCGGCAAAGGGCTCCAAGCACCTCTTCCCGAAGGTCAAGCTGACCAGCGAGAGCTACGCGAATAAAAAGCGTGGCGGCAAGCTGACGTACAACCCGGTTTTCGAGATCGTTGCGTGGTGCGACAACGATGGCAACGAAGAAGGTAAAGCCCCGGCACAGGTCGCGGCCCCGTCTGAAGAGGTAGCCGAAGCACCGGAAGAGCCGAAGAAGCGGCAACGCCGCAAAAGGCAAAACGCGGCTTAACCTCCCCGTAGTCGCGTTTAGGGGCGCGGGTCCTGTTCCTTCCCACCCGCGCCCCTTTTCGGGAGACCTCATGCTGTATTTAGACCTCGAAACCCGCTCTGACGTTGACCTGATATTCCACGGGCTTCGCCGCTATGCGGAGGACTTCTCGACGGCGGTCATCTGCATGGCGTATGCCTTCGATAACGGGCCGATTGAGTTCTGGTGGAGCCACGACCCTTTCCCCCCCGATGTTATTGAACACATCGCTTCTGGCGGCTTGATCACCGCGCACAACGCATCCTTCGAGAAGCACATTTTCGACCACGTTATCTCTCGGACCCACGGCGTCACGCCGCCCACCAACGCGCAATGGCGCTGTTCGATGGCGGTGGGCCTCGCGAATGGGTTCGCCGGGGGGCTGGACGCATTGGCTGTCGGCCTGGGACTCGCCTACCGAAAGCACCGCGAGGGCGCACGGCTCATCCGCGAGTATTGCGCGCAGGGTCACCTGAAGACGTTTAAACCGGGCGACGCGGAGAAAATGAAAAACTACAACATCCAGGATGTCGAGGTCATGCGCGGGGCAGTGAAATGTATGCGCCCCTTGACCGATGGGGAATGGGAAGAATACCAAATCAACGCCAGCATCAATGATCGTGGTCTTCCCATCGACGTTGCCTTCTGCACAACAGCCTTGGTCTACACCAGCGAAGTCGCCGACGATGCCAACGAGCAGATCAGCAAGCTGACCGGCGGCAAGATGACCAAAGCAACCCAGCGCAACGCCAGGGATACGTGGCTGTTCCCGAAGCTGACGCCGCACCAGATGGGCTTGCTTGAGGTCTATAAAAAAGGTGAAAAGAAGATCAGCCTCGACCACGACCACAGACACTATCTTCTGAAGTGCGACGATCTTGACGGCGAGGCTCGCGCACTCCTCGAATATATCGACAACGCCGGTTCGTCGGTGCTCAAGAAGTTCGCGGTCGCCGCGCACCAGCACGTTGACGGGCGAATACACAATACGTTTCTGTGGAACGGCGCGGGCAGGACCGGGCGGTTTTCAGGCAAGGGATTGCAGCCGCACAACATCCGCCGCGATGTCTTCGACAACGATCAGGCCGAAAACCTCATTGCTGACATCCTCGCCGGTTACGAGATAGACCAGCCCGCCGACACGATGGCCCGCCTACTCCGCGCCATGATCTATCACCCTGATGGGCTGTACTGGGTCGATTGGAGATCAATCGAGGGGCGGGTAGCCCCCTGGCTGTCGAACCACGCTGACGGAGAAGAGAAACTTGATTTGTTTCGTTCCGGCAAGGATGTGTATGTCGTAACAGCGGCAAAAATGTTGAACATTGCGGAAGCTGACGTAAACGATACGCAACGTCAAATCGGAAAGATCGCGGAGTTGTCACTGCAATTCGGCGGAAGCCACAACGCCCTGATGACCATGGGCAAAAAATATGGCGTATATTTCACCGAAAACGAGGCTAAAAACATTGTTGATAAGTGGCGTTTAACTAACGTATGGGCGCAACACATTTGGGGTGCCTACGATAAAGCAATCGGCTACCGCTTCACCCGGCATGTCAGATCGACAGCCAAGAAAACAGAAAAAGTGTACTGGGGGGCTATAGAGAACCCCGGTGTCGAGCAACAAGTCGGGCGGGTGACGTACTGCACCGACGCGGATGCTAATTTCATGTGGTGCAAATTACCATCAGAGCGGTTACTCGCCTACCCGAAACCGAGAATGGAATACATAACAACACCGTGGGGTGAAGAACGGATGTCCCCGACGTTCCAGAGCCACTTCAAACCGGCGTCGGGAGAGCCGCCCATCCGCATCCATGCGCGGGGCGCGTTGTTATTCCAGAACACCGTGCAAGCGGTTGCCGCTGACTGTCTGCGCGAGGCGATAGTCGCGAGCCATGACGCGGGCCTGGAGATCGTCGGGCATGTACATGACGAGATTATCGGTATCGGCTCCCGCGAGGACGGGGAGCGTCTGAACGACATCATGCTGGAGCAGCCGTGGTGGGCTGACGGATTGCCGTTGGACACTGGCGGCGTGTCGTGGGGTAGACGCTATGGCAAGTGAAAAATCACTCCAGGACTACCTCTTAAAGAGAGCCAAGTTCAACGGCATTTATGCCCGCAAGGTAGTCGCCGTGGGTCATACGGGCTTTCCCGATGTGCTGCTGGCGGTTGACGGGCACGCCATATTCGTAGAACTGAAGTCCCCAACAGGGCTAGGACGCCTGTCGAAAAAGCAGGGGCGCGAGATCGAGCGGATGGTAGAAGCTGGGCTAGTCGTCCTCATCATAGACACGGAGGAAAAAGTCGATGAACTCATCGTCGAAATCTTTGACGCCTGACCAGATCAAAGCCATCGAACGCCTGTTCGAGTACGACCACACCATCCTTGTCGCCGGGACGGGCGTCGGCAAGACGGTCATTGCCCTGACCGCCATCCACGATCTGACACAGGAGAACTATCTGACCAAGGTTATCGTCGCTGCGCCCGCCAAGGTCATCGAGAAGATGATCTGGCCGCGCGAGGCGGCGAAATGGGAACACCTGACGGGGCTTCGTATCGTCCAGCTTGAGGGAACCGCCCCGCAACGCATCAAGACGCTCCTGGCGAACGAGGCCGACATCATCCTGGTCAGTTTAAACAACCTCAATTGGCTGTTGAAACAAGACCACGGGTGCGACGGTGTCGTCATCGACGAGCTATCGAAGGCGGCGGGGAAGTGGACGCGCGGGCTGAAGTCAAAGAAGCTGGCGGGCTATCTCACATGGCGAGTCGGCATGACCGCCACACCCGTCTCACAAAATTTTGAAAAATTATACGGGATGTGCCGCATCATCGATGAGGGGCGGGCGCTTGGCACGAACAAACAAAAATACCTCGAGGAATATTTCTACCCGGACTACCAGGGGTACAACTGGACCCTGAAAGGCTTCGCGGACGCTTCAATCACATCCAAAGTGCGCTCTCTCGTCCACCTCGTCACCGATGACAAGGTCAAAGTACTGCCACCTCTGCGTGAGAGCGTCTTAAAATTCGATATGCCAGCGGAAACGCGGAAAATCTACAACGAGATGAAACGGCACATGGTCATCGAAGATCGTGAGAGTTCAAACCAAGCCGTTAAATCCGGCGTCTTGCGACAGCTAGGGTCTGGCTTTTATTATCAGGACAACGGCGTTGCCACCGCGCTCGACACCGCCAGAGCAGACGCTGCCGGTCATTGGGCCAAGAGTCTGAAGGGTGCGCCGGGGATCGTCTTCTATGAGTTTGTCGAACAGCTTGTTCAGCTTGGGCGACTGCCCGACAACATCATGCGGGCGCAAATACAGTCGATGTCACACGGCATCGATGGACTCCAAAATATACATAATTCGGTATGTTTTTTCCAGCCGCCGTGGAGCAGGGACCAGCGAGAGCAAAGTGTCGGCAGAATCTGGCGGCAAGGCCAGACCAAGCCCGTCACGATCACGACCCTGGTCTGCAACGACACGCTGGACGAACTGGTCATGGCTCGCGTCGAGGACCGTGGTCAGTGGATGAAACTGTTTAAACAGCATTTGGAAGGGTGAGATACCACACGGCTTGGCAAGGCTTGGTGTGGCGGGCGTGGTAGGGCGCGGCGACGTGTGGTCGGTTGTGGTGTGGCATGGCAGGTCCGGCACGGTCAGGTATGGTCAGGTGCGAGGGGTTTGGCGAGGTAGGGCAGGTGAGGTTGGGCGCGTTCGGGCTTGGTTAGGTGTGTCCCGGTGCGGCAGGTAAGGTTAGGCACGGCACGGAGGGGTCTGGCAGGGTCCGTTGCGGCACGGCAGGTAAGGCAGGGTCCGGCCCGGTGGGGTAGGGTACGGCATGGCGAGTTCAGGCGGGGCGGGTGGGGTGTGGCTCGGTGGGGCGAGGTGTGGCTTGGTGCGGTGCGGTGGGGCCGGTAGGGTACGGCAGGTAAAATAGAATTACGCGACAGAACTGGATGGTCCGGTTCTGGTCTTACAAAGCCAAAAAGGAGATATCCAATGGCAAAGACACAAACAATTACAATACCCGCTATGAAGATCGAGACGATTGAGATTTCCTTAATCGGTGACAGCCCTTTGATCACGCACAAGTGGTCAGAGAAAGCTAAGAAGCAAATGCTGGACAACCAGATGAAGATACCCAAGGTCGCCAGGGAAGCTAAAGACCCCTGGCAAGACTTCTGCGACAGTATGTACTGGCTCGACGGGCAACCGGAAAAAGCGACACAAAAAGACATAGACGATGGTCGTTTCGGCTTTCCGCTGATTGGCTTCAAAGCCGCTGCCGTGACCGCGTGTACCTCTCACGACATGACCAAGGTCGCTGCCCGCCAATCCTTCCATGTCTTGGGCGACATGGCGCAGATTGATGGTGACGCCCCGGTGATGCGCGAGGACATGGTACGTATCGGCATGGGCACGGCTGATCTGCGCTATCGCGGGGAGTTTAGACAGTGGCGCACCACGTTCAAGGTTGCGTTCAACGCGGGGGTGATGTCAGCCGAACAAGTCATCAATGCGTTTAACGTCGCTGGTTTTGGTGTTGGCGTTGGTGAATGGCGTCCCGAGAAGGACGGCCAGAACGGACGTTTTCATGTCGCCGTAGAGGGAGAATAGAGATGCCTATGGTCTTCGAGTTAAGATTAGGAGCGCATCTCCGTGCCGGGTTAGACCCCGGCACGGTAGGCGCGGAGTTGACCCGTATCCGTGAACAGAACGGAGAGTTAACACCTGAAGTCGTCCTGATGGAAGCAAGGAAGCACAACAACACGCTTCATGCTCAATTCGATTGGGATGATACCGTTGCCGCTGGTAAATGGCGGCGCGAACAAGCCGCCGAACTAATCCGCGTCATCCTCATCAGAGACGACGGGGTCGAGAACAGCCAAGCAATAAGAGCGTTTGTCAAACTCGAGAACACGAGGTCGGAGCCGTATCGCCCCGTTGTCGATGTTCTGGCGGACCCTGAAATGCGTTCGCGGCTGTTGGAAAAGGCACACAAGGAACTAGACGCCTGGACACGGCGCTACACCAACCTTGAGGAGTTTGCCGGGTTGATCAAAACCATTAAGAACTGGCGGGGCAGGTGATGCCTGTAAAAGCCAAAGAGTTTCTCGACATCATCTTCGACAATCTCCACGACGATGAGTATGTCTGTGTGTCCCGTGCCATTGAGAAGAAGGATGGCACGGGCGTCTGGTTCAAATCCTACAAACGTGACGCCCGACAGTTCCGCAAATGGAACCCAGCGGAACAGGCGCAAGCGTGGTACTTTTGCGTCTCAACGGTCAGCGGAGAGTTAAATGAAAACGCAACGATGGTTGGTCGCGGGCGAAGACATCTCCGAAGGTACTTTGCTCTCGTCCTTGACGACATTGGAACAAAAGGCAATCCACCGCCTGTTGAGCCGTCTTGGAAAATTGAGACTAGCCCTAGAAACTACCAGTGGGGATATCTCCTTGACCCTGGCGGGGACTTCAGCCGCCATGAAGCTCTTGCCGAATTTTGTCATCAGCAAGGCTGGGGTGATGCGGGCGCAGGGGGCAGTTATCGCCTCATGCGTGTTCCAGGAAGCGCAAACCTCAAGCCAGGGCGGCAGCTTTTCCGTTCAGTGGTCACCCACTGGGAGGACTATGTTTGGTCCTTGGATGAGCTTGCTGAAGACCTAGGCTGCGACTTCGACCTCATCGAGGTGCGCGATGTCGAGGTCCGCGAAAAGACCGGCGGCGCGGCGGCGATGGACGGCATAGACCCCATGCTGGACTGGCTGGTGGACAATGGGCATGTCGTCAGGGACAGCGGCGGTGAATGGGTTGATATCGTCTGCCCATGGGCCGACACGCACACGACCGGATCGAACACTGCTGGCTACTCTCCGCTAGGGCGGGGGTCAGGCAAGTTCGTTCAGACCCGTGCGTTCAACTGCATGCACGAGCATTGTGTTGACCGCAAGTTGGCTAAGTTCCGCGAGTGGGCCACCAAGCTAGGCGCGCCCAGCGTGTCGGGCTACGACCCGTTGCCGTGGCTACAGGATAAGTACACTTACGTCTCTACCGGCCAGATGGTCTACGATCTGCACCAACGACCTGTCGGCGGGGTGTGGAGATGGTCGTTGGCCGACTTCACCAAAGACCACCCTGGCAAGATTACACCGCCGGGACGAGACGGCCCCGTCACCCTTGCCACCGCGTTCATCGAAGACGAGAACACCCGCAAGGCGGTGGACACCATCTACGAGCCGGTCTCGCGGGAGCGTGATACCGGGATTGTCGAG